GATGAGATGTGGACAGGCTTGAAAGATAAAAACGGTAAGGATATATTTGAGGGGGATAGGGTTAAACACTTGCAATCGTTTAATCATTGGTCTGGAATAATCGAATTTGGGGAAGGCACGTTTTTATTAAACCGAGACGGTAACAATAAAATGCTTTATTGCTGTCGTATGGATATGGATTATTGGGAAGTAATCGGCAACAAATGGGAGGACGGGGAATGATTTACATCGGGATCGATCCAGGAGTATCTGGCGGGGTGGCTTTAATTACCGATAATTCAGAGAAATTTAACAAATTATTAGGATTAAATAAATGTCCCGGAACCGTGTCGGATATGGCTGAACTTCTCAATTTTAATAAAACAATTAAAATGACCGCAGTTATCGAAAAGGTCCACTCAATGCCACAGCAGGGAGTTGCATCGACGTTTAAATTCGGGATGAATTACGGGCAATGGCTCGGGATACTCGCCGCATTGCAAATCCCATATATCGAAGTAACTCCACAAAAATGGATGAAACATTTCGGCGGGTTGCCGGTCTGTCCATCGAAAGCACCGAAGAAAGCGGATTATAATACTGAATTTTGTGGGTGCGATTTAGCCGGTTACAATCTCGCCGTCAAAGCGCACAAAGCCGCACAAGCCAAAAACAAAACGGCACGGAAAAACCATCTAAAATCATTGGCACAAGCCAGATTCCCAAAAACTAAAATAACGTTAGCAACAGCAGACGCGGTTCTATTGGCCGTCTATGCAAAGGAGACGATTAAATGACACACTGCGGATGGAAAATATTCAAGGACGACGACAAACTAATCGCCAAGAAATGGGGCGCGAGAATGTCCGTTGATATTAACGGTAATATCGATGCCGCCAAACGACATTTAGAAGCAATAATTAAAAAATTGCGCGATCAACAAATTTCATTAAAAGAACGCAAACGACGCAAATACACCCAAAGGGAAATCCAGGCGCTTGCCGGGACCCCGTTGCCATTATCTGCCGTCGTTGACATAGCAGAAAGGGCTTACAGACATGACTAAAGCAAGAAAAATCGCCGATCTAATCGGCAAATTAGCGGCGTCAGCATCAATCGCAGAGGCTGAGGGAATGATCCAAAAGATTTTGGATGAGCCGGATGACAAACCAAAATGCGCGGCAGTGGTTGGGCCGCTAAACCAGGAATGTCCCAACACTGGGATTAATAATATTTATGAGGATGAATATTTATGTGATAATTGTTTCAAACTATATAACGAAGCGAACAAAAAACAGGTAGCCGACCAATCCCAATCGGATGGGGTGAGAACTTGTAAGGGATCGATTCGATTCGGGACCGCTTGCATGAAGTGTTCTAAATGCCTAAAAGCGTTAGCAGATCAGGGAAAGCAAGATGGGGGTGTGTTTGATCCAGTCAAAGAAATCGACGATGAGATGAAGCAGATGGGGGTGGATATGGAATTAGCTGAATCGGGCGTTGAGATTAAGATTAAGCCAAAGGACAAAGGGATTGCCCATGACAACGTTGAAGCATTTATGCGGGTATGGAATAGCATTGGCACACTCGAAAAGAAATTAAAAGCCCTCACGGACTTGATGAAGTTTGATGAAAAGCCCTCCCACCACATAAGATACACCTGCGGCCTTTGTAATAAAAATTTCACATGGGAAGAAATGCAAAACCATCAAATGCGGTGTAAATCCAATGCCTAACCCCCGCGACTATTCACCGCTAATCAACCGCAAAGCCGTCCGCGACCTACGGATTAGGGCAATGGTGCAAGGCATGGAAATCGCAGGCATGAGCCACGATAAAGCAATCGAGGTAATCCAAAATAAATTCCATCTGGGGAAAGAATCAGTGAGAAAAATCGTTAGGGGTAAAAAATAAATTTAAACGATGGGCGGTTAGTATAATTGGAATAGTACACAAGACTTTCAATCTTGATAATGCGGGTTCGAGCCTCGTACCGCCTACAATATTCCATCCGTTAGGTAAAAAATAATACCATTATTTGGAAAGTATTAATTTTGTATATTAATCCTAAATATGAATAAAAACAGGATTAATTAAGTGGCAAATACCCCTAAAAAAAATAAAGGGGCAAACAAAGGGAAAGGCGTTGGGGGTAACGGCAACCTAATCCCTGCCAAAAAGGGTGAAGTTCGTAACCCAAAAGGCCGTCCTAAAAAGGGCAAGGCATGGGCCGATATTGCGAACGAATTACTCGGTGCGAAAGAGATTAAATTTACTTTATTAATTAACGGTAAACCAAAGAAAGATATACACTTATCAACCGAATTAACAATGAGGCACATTATAATCGCTTCGCAGATTGAAATGGCTATCAATGGCGATGTCCAAGCTGCCCGCGAATTAGCCGACCGCACCGAAGGGAAGCCGATGCCAATGACACCAGGGCAGGCGGAAACAATCGATTTAACCGACATAGCCGACGCGCTTAATAATTCTTATGAAGAACGTAAACCCCAATAATTTACCCGTTACGTTGGTTGATCTTATGCCTATCCAAATAGATTATCTAAATGATTGGAGTCATAGATTTTTTGTATTACCGCCCGGCAGACGTTCGCGCAAAACTTTATTAGGAAAACGGAAGTTATTACAGCAGGCGTTAAGGAATCAATCGCATCGATATTTTTACGGCGCGCCAACTCATGCCCAGGCAAAGCGTATATTCTGGAACGATTTAAAACGCGATACTCATTATTACAGATCGTATAAATCCGAAACCGAATTGTATGTCAGGCTAAACAATGGGACAGAGATTTGGGTGATTGGATTAGATAAACCGGAACGGATTGAGGGGTCGCCCTGGAATGGTTGCCATATTACCGAGTATCCGAATATCAAGGCGCACGCCTGGTCGGAGAATATCAGGCCGTTATTATCTGATACCAATGGATGGGCAATATTGGACGGTGTACCCGAGGGCATGAATCATTATTTTGATCGGGCTTTATATGCTTGCGGTGGGGCAATACCCGAGACAATCGAAGGCATTGGCGCGTTTGCCGAGAATCCCGACGATCCGGATTGGTGTTATTACCATTGGTTTTCGAGTGATGTGTTACCAGAGGCGGAGATTATCGCCGCAAAGATGGAATTAGATGAACGATCATTTAATCAGGAATACCGGGGGCAATTTGTTAGTTATGCCGGGTTAGCTTATTACGCTTGGGGTATCCATAATCTGGATGTCAATTTAAAATATGATCCGGAACAAGAGGTTCGTATCGGCATGGATTTCAATGTAAACCCAATGACGGCGACATTGAACCACGTTATGGGGCGCAATGTTTATCAGTTTGGCGAGATTTATTTAAACAATTCGAATACTTATGAGATGCGGGACAGAATAATCGAGTTATTCCCTGACGCACACAAAAACGGCAAGATACATATTTACCCGGATAGCACGGGAAAGGCGCGCGAATCAAACGCGACCAAAACAGATTTACGGATACTGGCGGATAACCCCGCTAATTTCCAAGTTCATGCCAAGTCGGTTAATCCCCGGCAAAAAGATCGAATGAACAATGTCAATTCACGAATGATGGCGGGTGACGGGTTGCCCCATTATTTCGTTAATCCTAAAACTTGCCCGGAAACAGTAAACGGATGGAACCGTGTTGAATCAACCGCAGATGGCAGATTTGATAAAAAACAGGAAGGTATCGGGATTCTCGATATTACCGCAGCGGCGGGGTATTTAATAAGTTTCTTATTCCCAGTAAATTCTAATCAATGGGGTTCCTATGATAGATAATCAGGTACATCAATATTTAAAAAACGCGTGGATTCTTTGGAATCAGTTGCAAAATAAAGGTTGGAACGCCTCAAGAGCAATGGCATTGAATTATTATCATGGCATAACCGAGGATTTTACCAAAGAATGGTATTCCGAAAAGACCCGTAAAAAGGGTCCAATGGCGAACACCAATATCACAGGCAGGATAATTAAACGAACATCGTTGGTTTATATGTTACCGCCGGTTAGAACGGTGAGCGATGGCGGGGATAAACGCAGGCCGGTCGATAAGGAATTGTACGCGAACAAAGATATTAAGATGCAACGCCTTGAGAGATGGGTCAATTTATTGCAATTAGAAGTTATAGGCGTGACGACCAGGGGTGGGAAATTAGAGCATGATTTAATTACGCGCTTTGTGCCGGTTTATGCCGATGACCCGCTTAATCCGATTGGTATTACATTCCCTATCCAATCCAGTAAAAATAATAATGGTACGGTCGATATGTGGCAATATTGGGACGATGAAGTCACATTCGATTATAATTCATTATCTAATTTACAGGTAAGGGAAAATCAACGGGATAATCCTTATGGCGTGTCGCCGTATTTGTATGTATTCCGTGACGGCAAGCCAGAGGAAAAATTCTTGGGTGTTGATATTGATTGGGAATTGGTCAATACTAATTTGGCTATCAATCTAAATGAAACGAATAAGGATTTTAATATTCAGTTCCAGTCGTTTGGTTGGGCGTTCGCATCGGGTCCGCAATTACCTAAAATTTTAGAGGTTGGGCCGGATAAAATAACCCGTGTCGGTGATGAGGGCGAGATTGGCATGGTTAGCCCGCCTAATACCGTTGAGGCCATAGAGGCAGGGATTAATGGCAAATATAAGCGTTTGGCACAAAATCACGGTTTACCCGTGCAATTTGTTGAGGGGACGACAGCCGAGTCGGGGATTTCCATTCGATTAAGGAACCAGGAACTACAGGACGAGCGCACCGGCGACATACCTAAATATCGTAAGTATGAAAAGGAATTATTTGAGTTGGAGAAAATCGTTGCCGATGTTGATTTGGGTAAGAATTTAGGCGAGGATTTCAATGTTGATTTTAATGAGTCAGTTGAAATATTATCCGTTAGCGAACAGGATGCGCACGACAAAAACGATATTGCATTGAACATAATCGACACCGCCGATATTCTAATTAGACGCGATCCGGATAAATTCAAAGATAGGGATGCCGCATTGGATCATTTAGTTGAGCGCGGTATGCCCGATCCAAGAATTGTCGTAACGCCAGTCGATAATCTGGTCGCAGCGTTAGCGGGTAATGCGACACCATAATGGCGACCGCTGAACAGCAAATCCGCAAGATCATAGACGACACAACCGAATTGATGACGGGGACATTATTCGAAGTTACCGCCAATGTTGATTCGGCGGATGTCGGGCGCGTAATTAATGCCGTCCAACTTGATTTATTCGAGGATGCAATGAACATCCAAATCAAAGGTGTATTGCAGGCGGGGTTCATTACCGAATTATCCGCATTGACACAAGTAAGCCCGTTATCCGGCCCGATTATACAATCATATATTGATATTGAGGGCGCGTCGTTCCTTGCTAATCTGGGCAAATTAGGGGATACGGTCAAGAATGAGGTAGCAAAGGGAATTTTAACCGGGGCAGGCCGATCCGAAATTGCACGAGCAATCACAGGCTCAACGCTGTCACCGGCCCAATTAGAAACGTTAGTAAACACGGCCTTGAGTACATTTAGCCGGACAATTGACGTCGCGATGCAGAACCAATTACCGCCTGAAACTAAATTGGTTTATATTGGTCCACTGGATGAAAAGACGCGCACGATCTGCATAGAGATGATTTCGGCGGGTGCATTGACACGGGATGAAGTTGATTCACAGTTCCCCGGTGCGCGGAGTGATGGCGGTGGGTTTAATTGTCGCCATAGATGGATTTCACAGGCGGCGACTAATATCAATCAGGAATTTCGGGCGAATAAGATCAAAACAAAGCTAATAGCCGAGGATAAATTCGGCGATCCAAAAACATTAAGACAAATTAATGCCGATAATA